ACGTCGAAGCAGCGGTGGTAGATGTGACAGTTGTCACACATGAATGCGGGAGCATTCTCATTATCTTGTATATTGGCCCTCATGTGGCCGTCGGGATTCCACGACGGATCCGAAGGAGGAGGGCCAACCAAGCAGGGGTCGTACGCGTACCCTTGCTTGGACTTCATGGAGGCTCGACTATTGCACTTGGTTCAATAAGTAGTCAGGTAGGTATTAGAGCCGACTTGGTATTATGACTGGATATGGCGCGCGCTAAGCAGGCAGAATTGGACTTCGATTTTATCTTGCCCCTTGATGATGAGTCGGTATCTTTCATCGACCTTGGGCAATGCAATTCCCTGGTCAATAGGATTTTTTCAAGGCAGGGAATGCAGTACGCCATATCAGGTATGTCGGTCACTGGAACGTTAAATGGATCTGTTCGAGTGTTCCGACTCCCAGAGCATTGGCCTTGTATCAATGCCTGGGAGAAAGGGTATCACATCTGGCGAGCGAGTCAACAACAGGTTCTCGATATCGAGCCTGGGATCGCGGGGCGATACCGTGATTTCAAAGTTTTCATGAACCAGGCGCATATCATAGCTGGTTCTCAGAATAACCTGATACCTGAAGGGTATCAGATCACCGGGTTCGGTGTTCCTTTCGGTTATGATTGGGAGATGTCTGATATTCAGATTCCAAATGACCCTGCTCCAGGCACCACTACGGAGTATAACATGCATGTGCTGGGTGGTAGCCTGGTGACGTCCAAAGGACTAGTCACGGGTTATGGTGCGAGTCGGTCTCGTCCGCAGCAAATTGATCCGAATATACCGGATGATCCAACGGAGGGCTGGATGCGTGAAGTATTCGACGTTGGTGATAATCTCGACGAGATTAGGGAGGATCTCGAGTTGGAGAACGATGAGCCTCCTTACGTCGTCGGTGTTCCTGGTGACCCGACTACTTTCTACCCTGGTGGTTCCACCCAGGGGACGCAGGCTACTCAGATTGTTAATTTCATTACCAGAGCAGGTCTTGGGACTCAGACTGCTACTGGTGGGTTCACCGCGCCATGCGGTCTCCTGCAGGTAATTGTAGATGGAGAGGCAGGAAATGAGATGCGGTTGAAGATTCATCTCATGCCAGGCTCATACAAGGGTTGTATGGCCAGACCGATGCGGGATGTGAATTGATGGCTGAAATTCCCGCTCCGGTCGAGGATGCGATGGTGATCACGAAGGCACAGAAGGTGGCTACTCTCGTGAAGGAGAACCAGTTCGCTACAGCTGTAGGTCTGTTTGTCCTATGGCAGTTTGGTTTGTTAGGAGATGCGATATCGTATATCGGGTGTTGAATATGGCTGCGAAGAAAAGATGGGTTAAAGGAAAGTTGCACAGCAGGGTGCTGGCGAATGGACGTAAGCAGCGAGGCCGCTGGCTCTATCCGTATGGAAAGAAGAAAGGCCGCAAATGGGATAAGAAATGATCCCATACTGGGCGAAAGTTCGCCATGAGGATGTGTGGACTCATCATCATCCTTGGTACGCGGCAGATCACTCTGCAGGGCGTTGGATGGATCCTAGTATCTCTAGGATCGTCGGAAAGACTGTTGGAGAGCTGGCAGAGGATCTCCTGGACAGCCTCGGATGGATGTCTGTTGTTGGAGGACTGATGATTGTTGCTGGGACTCTGATTTTGATCCCAGGTCCTGTAGATGTGTTTATGTTCACAACTGGATTGTATTTTGGGGGGCCATGGGGTGCTGTTGGCGCCGTAGTGGCTTACAATCTTCTTGGTGTTCTATTGCTTGTTGGTGGAACGGCCATGATCTACTTTGACTGATTTTCACGGGCTTGGGGCACCCGGTTAAACTTCCAGAGCGCTCCTCCTTTCGTCGAAAATGGACGGAGCCTCTCGACCCCCGCGTTCACGCGGGAGGAGGCTGGGGGTCCATTTTGGACTTCCTAAGGACAATGCCGAATGGTCCACGGTTCTTACCGTCGAATTGGTTGTCCTTCCTGACGTAGTTCACGCAGTAGTTGACGGCATCCTGCGGTTTCGATTTCTTGATCGTGCCGTCTTTGTTCCTGGAGTGGTTTATGAAGCAATGTCCAAGTTTGGCAGTTGCTCCACCGCTGTTCTTCCAGCGCAGTTCGTCCAGGTAGTCGTTCATCTTCCGGTAGGGAAATATCTTTGGACAGAGAACGACTAGGTGCATGTGGGGATTGATGTGCATTTGGTCATCTGTAATTTGTTCTGTTGTGCATTCGAAGAACCAGTATCCCCCATCGCAGTACTTCTTCCAAAATGGCTTTTTCCTAAGGGCTCTAAGACCTTCGACCATTTCGGATCTCGCACTCCGGATTGCCTTGTCAACTTCATCAGTCTGGATAGTGCGGACGCCGAGCCAGCCGATCCCTATCATTCTGATATGATGATGGCGTTCTCTCTGGAATTTCAAGAGTAGGCGTCTTTGGTAGTTCTTGCCACGCTGCCAACGCTTCAATTCCCTGGCACAGGGCAGGCAGCGGTTAGGACGGCAGGACCAGGTGTTCATGGCGTCCACGTGGCCACCGCATCGGGTCTCGAGGTGTAGTATCCCAGTTTCTTCGATCACGTCGAAGCAGCGGTGGTAGATGTGACATTTGTCACACATGAATGCGGGAGCATTCTCATTATCTTGTATATTGGCCCTCATGTGGCCGTCGGGATTCCATGACGGATCCGAAGGAGGAGGGCCAACCAAGCAGGGGTCGTACGCGTACCCTTGCTTGGACTCCATGGAGGCTCGACTATTGCACTTGGTTCAATAAGTAGTGAGGTAGGTATTAGAGCCGACTTGGTATTATGACTGGATATGGCGCGCGCTAAACAAGCAGAATTGGACTTCGATTTTATATTGCCTCTTGATGCTGCGTCGATATCGTTCATCGATCTCGCGCAGAGTAATTCCCTGGTAAATAGGATTTTTAGTCGTCAGGGAATGCAGTATGCCATATCGGGTATGTCGGTTACTGGAACAACAGATGGTTCTGTTCGAGTGTTTCGACTCCCACAGCATTGGCCTTGCATCAATGCTTGGGAGAAAGGGTATCACATCTGGCGAGCATCGCAACAACAGGTGCTCGATATCGAGCCAGGGATCGCAGGGCGATACCGTGATTTCAAAGTTTTCATGAACGCAGCGCATATTGCAGCTGGTTCTCAGAATAACCTGATACCTGAAGGGTATGAGGTCACCGGATTCGGTGTTCCTTTCGGTTATGATTGGGAGATGTCTGATATTCAAATCCCAAATGATCCTGCTCCGGGTGCTACTACGGAATATAACATGCATGTGCTGGGTGGTAGCATAGTGACGTCCAAAGGACTCATTACAGGTTATGGTGCGAGTCGGTCTAGACCGCAGCAAGTTGATCCGAATATACCGGATGATCCAACGGAGGGATGGATGCGTGAAGCATTCGACGTTGGTGATAATCTAGATGAGATTAGGGAGGACCTCGAATTAGAGAATGATGAGCCTCCTTACGTTGTCGGTGTTCCTGGTGATCCGACTACTTTCTACCCTGGTGGTTCTATCCAGGGTACGGAAGCAACTGAGATTGTTAATTTCATTACCAGGGCAGGTCTTGGGACTCAGACTGCTACTGGTGGCTTTACGGCGCCGTGTGGCCTTCTACAGGTTATCGTAGATGGAGAGGCAGGAAATGAGATGCGGTTGAAGATTCATCTCATGGCAGGGTCGTATAAAGGTTGTATGGCCCGACCGATGCGGGATGTGAATTGATGGCTGAAATTCCCGCTCCGGTCGAGGATGCGATGGTGATCACGAAGGCACAGAAGGTGGCTACTCTCGTGAAGGAGAACCAGTTCGCTACTGCAATAGGTTTGTTTGTCCTTTGGCAGTTTGGTTTGTTAGGAGATGCGATATCGTATATCGGGTGTTGAAGATGGCTGCAAAGAAAAGATGGGTTAAAGGAAAGTTGCACAGCAGGGTGCTGGCGAATGGACAAAAGCAGCGAGGCCGCTGGCTCTATCCGTATGGAAAGAAGAAAGGCCGAAAATGGGATAAGAAATGATTCCATACTGGGCGAAAGTTCGCCATGAGGATGTGTGGACACATCATCATCCTTGGTATGCTCCTGAGCATGTAGCTTCTAGTTGGATGTTTCCACGTACGCGGGTCGTCGGCAAGACTGTTGCCGAGATGACTGAAGAGCTCCTCGAGAGTTTTGGCTGGATGTCAGTTGTTGGTGGACTGATGATTATTGCTGGGACTATGATTCTGATTCCAGGGCCAGTAGATGCTTTTGTGTTTACTGCAGGATTTGTAGTAGGTGCCTGGGCAGGTGGCTTCGCTGCAGTAGTAGTTTACAATCTCCTTGGAGTTGTGTTGATTCTTGGCGGTACGGCCATGATCTACTTTGACTGATTTTTCACGGGCTTGGGGCACCCGGTTTAACTTCCAGAGCGCTCCTCCCCGTGGTCGAAAATGGACGGAGCCCCCGTTCAGGGCGGGGGGTCCATTTTGGACTTCCTAAGGACAATGCCGAAAGGTCCACGGTTCTTACCGTCGAATTGGTTGTCCTTCTTTACGTAGTTCACGCAGTAGTTGACGGCATCCTGCGGTTTAGATTTCTTGATCGTGCCGTCTTTGTTTCTGGAGTGGTTTATGAAGCAATGTCCAAGTTTGGCAGTTGCTCCACCGCTGTTCTTCCAGCGCAGTTCGTCCAGGTAGTCGTTCATCTTCCGGTAGGGAAATATCTTTGGACAGAGAACGACCAGGTGCATGTGGGGATTGATGTGCGTTTGCTCATTGTTGATTGGTTCTGTTGGACATTCGAAGAACCAGTATCCCCCATCCACGTAATTAACCCATCTTGGTTTCTTACGGAGGGCTCGAAGACTCGAGATCATTTCGGACCTCGCAGTGGTGATTGCCTTCTCAACCATTTTGGTATTGACTGTGCGGGTTCCGAGCCACCCAAAGGTGATCATTCGAATATGATGATGTCGTTCTCTATCGAATTTTAAGAGAAGGCGTCTTTGGTAGTTCTTGCCACGCTGCCAACGCTTCAATTCCCTGGCACAGGGCAGGCAGCGGTTAGGACGGCAGGACCAGGTGTTCATGGCGTCCTTGTGTCCACCGCATCGGGTATCCAGATGTAGTATCCCAGTATCTTCGATGACGTCGAAGCAGCGGTGGTAGATGTGACAGTTGTCACACATGAATGCGGGAGCATTCTCATTATCTTGTATATTGGCCCTCATGTGGCCGTCGGGATTCCACGACGGATCCGAAGGAGGAGGGCCAACCAAGCAGGGGTCGTAC